GATGTTGTATACACTCGCAAATCATTTGACAAAGAGACTGGCAAAGAAAAGGAAAGCAAAGTACAGAAGGTTACTTCTAAGCAAGTGGAGGTCGCCGAAAAAGCACTTAGACTCCAAATACAAAAATTAGAAGGAGATTTAACCGATCTTGTTCAAGCTAAAGAAGATATTAAAAAACAAGAAGCCTTAGTTTTATAAATGGCTGATATTAAAATACCAAGTGATTCTGGCAAATATAAAGCTGGAGCAGGTGATGATTTAGAAGTCTATAATGATGGAAGTCATTCTTATATAAGCAATATTCACGCTGGCGATAGTATAATACTTGCTACAAGACCTGATAGTGGTAGTACTACTACTGCTGTTACAATTGACAAAGACCAAAATGTAACAATAGCAGGCAATCTTACATCTGATGGCAATGTCGTATTAGGTGGAGCAACTGCTAAAGCTTGGCACTCCTCAATTAAACCTTTACAATTAGGGGGAGTTGCCACTATCGCGGCAGATGCTACTAATGGATACACTCAATGGTATGAAAATGCATATCTTAATACAAGTGATGCTTATAAATATATAGAAAATGGTAGAGCAACTATGATGTATCATGGAGCTGGTACATGGAATTTTAGAGTATCAACGGCTTCAAATAGTAGTGGGGCTGACGCTGCTCTATCTTGGACAGATGCTTTATTTATTGACACTGCTGGAAAAGTCGGAATTGGTACTACTTCGCCTTCAGGAGAATTACATATAAAATCAGCTGCAAGTGCCCATGCTGATGTCATTATTGATGTTACGACAGATGATTACGCATCTGGATTATATTATTACGAAGCTGGTTCTGCAAAAAGTGGAATAATTCATTATGGAGATAGTACCAATGGAGTTGAAGGTGGATTACAATTTTTAACAGGCGGTATAAGTGCTTCCAGTAATACAAGAATGGTTATTGATTCATCAGGCAATGTCGGAATTGGCTGTACTCCTTCAGCACCTTTTCACATTGAAAATAATGCAGACGATGCTTATTTAGTTTATCTTGATAGTGGTGATGCCAATATGAGTGATACAAGCTCAATGGTGGCATTATCAAATAATAGCTCTATGTCTACCAATCCTATGTTAAGAATCCATCAAGAACAAAACGAAGAAAACGCTACTATTGGAAATACTGGATATATGATGAAAGTAACCAAAACTTCGTCAAATACAGAAATATTTTCAATCCGTAGAGATGGGAATGTTGCAATTACTGATGGAAGTTCAGACGACACCGCTCCATCTCCAAGTGGTTATGAAACTACATTAGCACTCTCAGCAGGTGGCGAAGGCCCAGCTATTACTTTTGAAGATACAGGGGAAGCAAATAAAAAGAAGTATATATTAAACCAAAGTGGCACTTTAAAGATAGGAACTATGGATGACAATGGTGGTGGCGTTACTCATATAATGCTAATTGACTCATCAGGTCAGGTAGGTATAGGAGGGTCTGCGAGTTCTGCTCAACTGCATATCCATGGCGATATGGATAACACATCATCTTATGGTCTTAAAGTTGACGCTGCGGGTTCAGATGGTTCAAATATTGCTTACCATGCGATATGGGTTGATGAGAACGGAGATGGGTGTGGAAGTATTACATCAAATAGTAGTGGAAATAGTTCAGCATACAATACATCTTCTGATTATAGACTCAAAGAAAATGAGGTTGCAATTTCAGATGGTATTACAAGATTAAATCAATTAAAGCCATATAGATTTAACTGGAAGAAAAGTCCAGATTATATCGTAGATGGTTTTTTTGCTCACGAAGTTCAAGAAATAATTCCAGAAGCTGTTGTAGGAGAAAAAGATGCAGTTGATAAAGATGGAAATATAGAAAGACAAATGATTGACCATTCAAAGCTTGTTCCTTTGTTAGTAGCTGCTGTAAAAGAATTATCAGCTAAAGTAGAAGTATTGGAGAATGCATAATGAATCAAAAGTTTGGAAATTTATATGCGAGGTTTTTAGTCGCATTTGGGCTATGGGTAGCTATTGCATTTATGTTTGAGATAGGTTACTAATGACTCTGTGGATGAAAGCACACATTTTATTAGCAGCGATTATACTCTGGGCAAATCATACGAATAAACTTGAGCCTGCTGTAAAGAAGATAGAGCAAAAATTGGGAATACCAGTTTATTACGCCCCTAATGATTCAACGGAAATGGATATTAGTAATCCATATCCAATAGAAGATATGCCTGGTCAAGATACATTTAATAGTCAGAGAGAAAATAATGAGAATAGATAGATTTATATACGGAGTTTTATTTTCATGCTTTATGATCGGTTTATTATTGGTGTCCATAACTTGTGCGGATGAGTATCATTTAGGTAAGTCAAAAGAAGAATTAACGAAAGAAATGTTTGAAGTCGATTCTTTGATAAGGACAATACAAATGCAAATAGATAGTACTTCTATTGATTTTGAAAAATTTTATTTAGATGCACAAAGGATAAATAATGGACATGAGTGAAGTTGTATTAGGAATAATTTCTTTAATTGCTTTTTTGTGGATGTTAAAAGAATGGAATAATGCCGAGTAAAGGGATAAGCTCAGAATCGCAACTACATATTAGCGTTGCGTTCTTAATTAAGGCAATGATTGGAATCTCAATGCTAATAGCCGCATATTATAATGTGCAGATGAGATTCGCTAGCATTGAATCTAGAGTTGAAGGTATGCACGAAGAATTAGTGGTATTAAATTCTAAAGTAGCAAGTATGGAAAATAAACACATTGTTGAATTAGAAGAACAAAACAAAAGTTTAATGCAGAGATTAGGTCTGAAAAAAAGATAATAGTATGAAATACTTAAAGCAAATACATGATATATTGCTTATTGTCCTTGGGCTTATGGTTATGATGATAGTAAGCGATAATGCTGAGTTATTTAGGGCAGTTAAGTCTTCAATGCTTTATCCAGCCTTTTTGCTGTCAATGGGCATCTTAGGATTGAAAGCCACTATAAGGGTAAATAAATAGTGATTATTAGAAAATGTAGTCAGGGACATAGGGTAAGGATTCATAGAAATACAACCCCTGGCTTAAAAAGAATTAAAAAATATACGAATGGAACGAAGGAAACTATTACCTATCCATCTTCGTATGATTATTTTATTGATGTTGACGGTGAGATTGTTAAGTCAACAAATAGTTTTAAGGTAGCTGAAGAAGAGTATACTAAGGAATGTCAAAAGAAACATCCAGATAAGCCTGCTCATGGTAGACTTAATATGGGTAAACATAAAAGTATTAACTACGTTGCGACACAGGCTTCTGATTATCCAACGGATTCTAATACTAAAAATGAAATTAAATTCTTTCTTGATGTCCGCGATGTCCAATATGGGGCAAGTGATACAAAAGCTCAGTTATTAGAATTGGTTGAGGAATTGAAAAATAAAAAAATTAAAATAACGGTAAGGGGAGTGCTTCATGATTGAGGCATATGCGGAATACGGTGCGATAGGTTTAGTATGTCTTTTATTTGCATATATGATAATGAATCTTATTAAAAGTCAAAAAGATCAATCAGAGGATTTAGATGATATACGTCAAGCTATAGCAAAATCAGAAACTAAGATGAATAATGTTGAAGGAATAGTTTTGAAAATGCTTGATAGATGGAATCGTTCTGATGAAACATCACAGCGTCATAGAGAAGACATTGTTAAGGAATTAAATGATGTGACTGATGATTTAGCTTATTTGAAGGGAAGAATTAATGGCAAATAAAGATGTATGGAACTATCGTAACAATCTTGATGAGAAGATAGGTTCTATTAATGCTCACGTTGAGAATATCTACCATCATATAAAAAGAGTAGATACTCATCTTGATAAACAGAATGGTCGTATTAGACATAATGAACAAATTATATCTAAATGGAAAGGTGTAGCTGTTGGCATACTTTGCGTAGCTTCCTTTATCTCGACCGTAATTGCAATGGTAATAAACTAGGAGTAACTATGAAAGAAGTAGTAGAAATAGTAGTACAAAATTGGGAATATGTCGTAATTGGCATACTTGCAATAGATAAAGCAGTCGCATTAAGTCCTTCCACTTGGGATGATTTATTGTGGACTTCAGTTAAAAAAGCAATCTATAAAGTAGCGGGGAAATAAAATGTTAAAAAGAATGATACAAAGATTAGTAAAGAAGCACGGCATGAAAGGTCTGCTTATACTGGTAGGTGATTATGCAGTTGGAGCAACTAAATCTAAAAAAGACGATGAGATTTGGGAAGAAGTTAAAATGCTTTTGGACGGGATGGAATAGTGCCAAGATTTAGTTCTCGATCTAAGAGAAGACTTAATACTTGTGATTCTAAATTAAAGAAACTATTTAAAGAGGTAGTCAAACATTTCGATTGTACCATACTTGAGGGACACCGAGGAGAAAAGGCGCAAAATAAAGCCTATAATGACGGGAAGAGTAAGGTTAAGTACCCGAATGGTAAGCATAATAAGCATCCCTCTGTTGCTGTTGACGTGGCTCCTTATCCTATTGACTGGTCTGATCGTGATAGGTTTCACTACTTTGGTGGCTTTGTACTCGGAATGGCGAAAAAGATGGGTATGAATATCAGATGGGGCGGAGACTGGGATATGGATACAAAGACAAAAGATAATAAATTTGACGATTTAGTGCATTTTGAAATAAAGGAATAGATGCCAAAAACGATTGCAACAATAAGAAATTTTGCAGGTGGAGTTAATTCCCAATATAACCCAAGGGATATAGCTGACAACCAATTTGGATTCGCCCAAGATGTAATTGGTGATAGGGTTGGTGCTATTAGAACTATGGGGAATGGAAGTGGTACGCCAAGACAGCTTAATAATTCAGCTTCGACAAAATCAATGAATACACTTTCCTCTACAGATATAAAAGGATATATATCTGATGCGACTTGTGATTATAATGATGATCCAACTATAGCTATGGATAGTACTGAAAAAATAGAAGCTGGTATGTCTGTTAGCGGGACTGGTATTCCATCTGGGGCTACTGTTGCTTCTGTTACAAATGCTACTAGTTTTGAGTTATCAGCTTCTACAAGTGGTGGAAGTAAAACTAACCAAACATTAACTTTTACAGAAGGTCGTGCAAATGCTACTGGATATGGATTTAAGCACTTTGAACTTGATTATGATGAATTAAAAAGGAACACTGGTGAACATTATATTGCAATGGTAAGTGCTGCCGGTGTACTAAATGTTTGGGATTATACTTTTAATAGCTGGAGTAGTGGAATGAGTCTCGATCTTGGTAGCGATACAAACTGTAAGCCACTTATTACTCCGATTAACAACGGTATAAGAGTAGCAGATTCGGAGTTAACTAATAACAGTACAATTAAATACTATATGTATGTCAAAAGAAGTCAATTAGGGGTAAGTAGAGATAATTTTTATGTAGGAAGCAATACATTACCTGCCCCAACTACTAGTTCAAGTCAAAATACTTTAGTTTCTAGCGCAACTTATGATAGTGGGCAGTTTAATTTTACCGTTGAATCGACATCAAATGAAAATGGAACTTGGACTTCTGCTGATTATGTATTTGGTATATCATTTGTATATGATGGAAATCAGGAATCAGCTGTATCGCTTTGTTCGGATGGTTTAAGCAAAGATGATGTTACTGAAGATAGAGCTTTAAAGGTAACTGTTTATGCATCAAATACTAGCGGAGGGACAGCATATGATGCGAGACTGACTGGAGCTCGTATTTATTGGAAATATGCATCTGGATTAGGATTCTCTGTATCTTCGCCAGCTGCTCAAGGAGAGTGGAATCTGTTGGCAGATGTAGATTTAACTGGTTCATCTTCTGATAATCATGCATTTGGTGTACGGTCTAAGTTAGGTGATAAATTTTCTGACTGGGCAACGACTAATGCTTTTACAGATGCTACTTGCGATACGACTAATACCGATGCAACAATTACTATGGATAGCACAGCTGATTTATTAGTTGGGACTGGAGTTTCTGGAACTGGTATACCAGTTGGCGCAACTGTGGATTCAATAACAAACTCCACAACTTTTGAATTGAGCGCCAATGCGACCGCAACTAATAGTAATCAAACATTAACCTTTACCAATGTGGCAGGAACTGGATATAGGGCTAATTGCTCTATTGTTGTGACAGATCCTCCTATTGACACATATGCTACATTAAATGGATATAGAAGTAGTGATGGTGCTTTAATTATTGGAAATGCTGGAGATGGCTATAAAACAGCAATATTTACAAATAGAAGAATGTTTGTAGCTAATGTAAAAATGACAGGAGCCGACGGGGATCAGGTTCAAGACGCAGATAGAATAATGTATTCACCTGTTAATAAACCAGATATATTTCCGCAAAGTCAATTTATAGACGTAATTAAAGGTGATGCTGAAGCGTATATTAAGCTTGAAGCCGTTAGCGATAGATTGTTTGCTTTTAAAAAAGATACTCTTTTTATTATTAATATATCAAATCCAAGTCCAGCTGGTTGGTTTCTTGAGGCATCTCATAAGGGAATGGGAGTACTTCACCCAGCTGCTGTATTTAAAACAGATTTTGGAATAGTCTGGGCAAATCCTAATGGTTTATATATATATCAAGAAGGTGGAGGAATAGCAGAATTAACAGAAGGAAAGATACTTAACGGATATGGAACCGATGATTATGGATTTAAATCTTGGGGGAAGTTGATTACAGAGAATTCTATTGTTGGATATTCTAATAAAGATAAAGAAATTATTGTTAATATTGACTGTAGCAGTACAACAAGTACCACAACGTTTGGAGGAAATGGAGCCGATGTTGTTGTATATGATATTGAAACACAATCATTTTGGTTCGGGAAAAATAGACTTACAAGTGGAGCGTTATCCACCAATTTTGACTACGATTGGAATGGTGATTTAATATATGGTTCAGAAGCTAGCAATACCGTAACCGTAAGGTCTTGGCAGTCAGAAAGTCAGACTTCTGGCGATTTCTTATTTTCAACTAAAGATATTGATTTTGGAAGTCCTTCAAAAAAGAAAAAGATTTATAATGTGTATATAACATATAAACATTCTGATAGTAATAGTATAAGTAATTTTCTTAGTTACAGCACCAATGGAGGAACATCATTTGCTCTTTATGATGGAGATGGGTCTACCGATATTGCAAATAATACATTAGATCAAGCTGCTAGTTGGGAGATACATAAATTTACATTTACTACTCCAGTAGAGTGCCAGAGTATGGTATTAAGATTTAATGCTCCTGCAACAAATACTTGTACATTGTCTAATACAGATGCAACAGTTACTATAACTGCAGGGCCGCAAACTTCTGAGCTAACAGTTGGAATGGCTGTTTCTGGGACTGGTGTTCCAGATGGAGCAACGATAGCATCAATAACAGACTCAACTCATTTTGAATTAAGCGCTGGTGCAAATGATAACGTAATAGGGACTACTCTTTCGTATAACATTAATGCAAGTAAAATTGATATTAACGACGTTTCTATTGAGTACAGAGAATTATATGGAAAGGTATCTGCGACATAATGGCTTTTCTTAAAATAGATACATCAAAATTTAATAAGCGGTATGGCAGAGGTGGCCCAGTACAGAAGTCTACACAAGTAAGCACATTTAATACTCCTAGTAAGAACAGAGCTCCAGATATTCCTAAAACAGAAGCAAAAGAGGGTGATGTTTTAAGTTACTTTGATGATACTAAAGGAAAAGTATTAACTTCTTTTGATGGTGGATATCAATCCTCTGAAACATCTAAAGTTTCAGATATGAATAAGTTTGATCAGGGTCAGTATGTAACCGCAGTAGATG